TGATTATCAACTTAGAGAGAGTAGTACCAGAAGAAGATAAACCACAACTTATCGAAATCAAATAAAACCCTATTGACTGGTAGCATCACTTGTGATATAGTGGTGCTACTATAATATTATAGGAGTTATTATGTTAAATGTAGGTGATACAATACCAAATGTTGTTATGCCTGTAAGAGCTGATGGCAATTGGGTACATTTGAACACCCACGAACAATTTGCAGGAAAAAGAGTGATCATCTTTGCACTGCCTGGTGCTTTTACACCAACTTGTTCATCTTTTCAATTACCTGGTTTCGAAACAATGTTTTCACAGTTTCAGGAAAAAGGTATTGATAACATCTATTGTCTTTCAGTGAACGATTCATTCGTTATGAACTAATGGTTTGAGGCACAAGGTGTTCAGAATGTCAGACCATTACCAGACGGTAACGGTGAATTTACCGAACTTATGGGAGCATCTGTAAAGAAAGCAAACTTAGGTTTCGGTTTTAGATCATGGAGATATGCAATGGTTGTCAATGACAATGTAATTGAATCAGTCTTTGCAGAAGAAGGATTTGGTGATAACATTGAAACTGATCCTTATGAAGTATCTTCACCAGAAAATGTCTTAGCAAATTTATGATCTTAGAGCATAAAGATGCTGAATATGCAGCCAGAGTCTTTATAGATTACTATAAGGACTTTGGTCGCATTGATGATTATCTCAGAAAAGTCAAACTAGAACGAATTGCAGAAATGCCTGTGTCTTTGCCTGGCATGGGACCAGAAGATGATATGTTTTCTGATTTCACCATGCACCCACAAGACATGCAGTTTGAATGTAGAATCATGGACAATGATCTATGGAATAATTACATTGAGATAGTTACTTCACATGCACTAGAGAAATCAATACCTGGTAAATCTTTGAAATGGGTAGTGTATGAGAAGAACACAAACAAGATAGTTGGTTTCATTCGCTTTGGTTCTCCAACTATAAACTCAAAACCAAGAAATGATTTCTTAGGCAAACCACTAGATACACAAGACATGACTGTTATGAAACGATTCAATGATTCAGCAATCATGGGTTTCACAATAGTTCCCACACAACCTTTTGGTTTTAATTATCTTGGTGGTAAACTTTTGGCAGGCATTTGTTGTTCGCATCTTGCCAGAAGAACTCTTAACGAAAAATATGGTGGCCCTTTTTGCATGTTTGAAACTACATCTTTGTATGGTAGTTCCAAGTCTTCATCAATGTATGATGGCATGAAACCTTTTCTCCGTTTTACAGGACTTACAGTATCAGACTTTGTACCATCAATTAATGATCAAAAGTATAGAGACTTAAAGGCATGGTTTGAAGATAGAAACGGAGAACCTTTAATTGATCCACAAGCATCAAGTCTCAAACTAAAAACACAAACAAAGATGATATCTATCATAAAGAAATCTTTACAAGGTGAATTACTAACTCAATTCAATAAAGTTTTTGAAGATGCCAAACAACTTACAGAACAGAAAAGACAATTCTTATCTACTTATGGTTATAAAAATGTAAAAGAATATCTTACATTTGAAACTGATACATTAGAGAAATCAGAGAACTATGATAGATATGAGTTCGATTCTATCGTAGAATGGTGGAAGAAACTTGCATCTAAGAGATATGATAAACTTAATAGTGAAAATAAATTGAGAACAGAACTAGAAGTTTGGAATCTAAATCCTGATAAGATAGATATTATAAGATGATCGGTTACAGAGTTGTTGAAAATCCATACGAAGATGATGCCGCTATAGAAATTACTGAGGGTGAGTTTAAGGGGTTAGTTTATCAATATGGTAAAGTACAATTCATAGATGGTAAACCAGAAATTAATTTTCAAAGAACGCTTCGAAGACTTCCTGATGATATTGAAAAGACAGAGGAAGAGGTTGAGAAACTACTAAATAATGGTGCATTAAATACTATTATGGGTGATATACTTGTAGAGTTATTACAAAACCAAATCGAAAAGGAAAAAAATGAACAAAGAGATTCTAAAAGAACAAATAAAAAGACACGAGGGTGAAGTCTTAGAAATATATAAAGACTCACTTGGTTACTTAACCTTTGGCGTAGGCCATTTAGTCAGAGAAGATGATCCTGAGTTTGGTGAACCAGAGGGCACACCTGTTTCACAAGAGAGAGTAGATTCAGTTTATGATGTGGACTTTGATAAACATGTAGATGAAACTTATCATGTATGTGAAGAACATAACATTGATTTTATGGAGTTACCTGAGAACATTCAACATGTATTAGTCAATATGTGTTTCAATCTAGGTGCAAACAGACTAGGTAAGTTTAGAAACATGTTGAAAGCATGTTCAGAATCTAACTGGAAAGAAATGGCTGCTCAGATGCAAGACAGTAAATGGTTCGGTCAAGTTGGTCGTAGATCAGTAGAACTACAACAGATGGTTTTAGATTGTGAGTAATCCTTTACCAGTTGTAAAGTGTGTCATTCTAAATTCAGGTGACATACTTATGGGGTTCTATGAGTTTAATGTAAAAACTCAGATGCATACTTTATATGATTGCAAACAATGTGTCAGTGAAATATCTGAAGGCAAAATGGAAGTTCTACTTGCAGATTTTATACCTTTTGCAAAAGAGTACAACTTCTCTTTCCATGAAAGTAAAGTGATCACTATCTTTGATGCAAAACCTCAGTTAGAAATGAACTATAAATCATCAACAGGAAATACAGATTCGACATTAGAAAGTAATGCTCTTAGAGGTGGTAAAGTGAGAGGACAAAAATGAGAAATGAAATAGTAAAGTCATTGATAGCACATGCAGATGCACATATTCAAAAACATAAGTTGAATGTAGAGATTCATCTTTCAAATCCAGTGGGTGTTGCAGAACATCCAGATCATTTAGAAACAGTTGAGAAAGAACTAGAAAATATCGCTCATTACGAAGATATTAAAGATGTTCTTCTCAAACATTTCACACAACCACAACAAACCACATTGACAGAATCTTAGTACTGTAGTATTATTACAGTATGGATTTCTACACGAATGTCACTCGATCACGAGACAAAATACTTGCAATAGGATATCAAGGCAACAAGAAACAAAAGTTGTCTATATCTTATCGTCCTAAACACTTCATTCCATCAAAGAAAGGCATCACACCCTATCGTGCATTAGACGGCAGACCACTTGAACTTGTTGAACTCAACTCAATGGGTGGGGCAAGAAAGTTCAGAGAGAAGTATGCAGGTGTAGAAGGATTTGAGATACATGGTTACGATAGATATGTTTATACATGGTTATCAGATAGATTTCAAGGTGACATAAAATTCGATCTTAAAAAAATTAGAATCGCAACACTCGATATAGAATGTGAATGCGAAGATGGTTTTCCAGAACCAATACTTGCCAATGAAAGAGTGAATGCAATCACAATAAAACCATTCGGCAAAGAAGCACATGTCTTTGGTATTGGTGAATGGAATCATCAACACAATATTGTTTATCATAATTGTAAAAATGAAATGGACTTACTTGTTGAGTTCATTAAGTATTGGCGAACAGAACAATTTGATGTGATAACAGGTTGGAATGTTGACGCCTTTGATATCACATATCTTTGCAATCGTATCGACAGAATTCTTGGTGAAGATGAACACAAAAAACTATCGCCATGGGGAATGTCAGATGTAAGAGAATGGATTGCTTTTGGTCATCAAAAGAATATGTCTTATACATTGCACGGTATTAATGTTGTTGATTACCTTGATCTATACAAAAAGAATACATTCACAAACCAAGAATCATATAAATTAGATCACATTTCACAAATAGAACTTGGTACTGGTAAATTAGATTACTCAGAGTATGGTTCACTTCACACACTTTACAAACAAGACTATGGTAAGTTCTTAGAGTATAATCTAAAAGATGTTGTTTTAATTGAACAACTAGAAGAGAAACTTGGATTCTTAGAGTTGATTATTGTTATGGCATATTCTGCCAAGTGTAACTACTTAGATACATTTGGTATGGTGAAGTATTGGGAAACTATCATCTATAACTTCTTAAAAGATCAAGGTATACAAACGCCACCACAAAGGTTGAAGACTGGTAATGATAAAAACAAACCTATTGTTGGTGCATATGTAAAAGAACCACTGGTAGGTAAACACGATTGGGTTATGTCTTTTGACTTGAACTCACTGTATCCACACTTGATCATGCAGTTCAACATTTCACCTGAGAAGATGATAAAAGGTAATCGACAAGATGTTAATGTAGACAGATTACTCAACAAACAATGTGACTTATCTTATCTCAAACAAAAGAATCTAACGGTTGCACCAAACGGTGTTATGTTCAAAAGAGATAAACAAGGCATGTTTCCTGAACTCATGGAAAAATTCTATGAAGAAAGAAAAGAGTGGAAGAAAAGAATGATTGAGTATCAGAAAGAATTGCAGACTTGTTCTGATTCAAAGAGAAAGAAAGAACTTAACACTCTTATTAAAAGATCATACAATAATCAACAAGTAAGAAAGATTGCATTGAATTCTGCTTATGGTGCCATGGCGAATCAATACTTTGCATTCTTCTCTACTGATCTTGCAGAGGCGATTACACTTTCAGGTCAGTTAGTTATCAAGTGGGCAGAAAAAACTGTAAACGATTACTTGAATGATCTTCTTAAGACAGAAAACGAAGATTATGTTGTTGCAATGGACACTGATTCTGTTTATATTACAATGGATAAATTTGTTAAAAGATTTTTTCCAGAAGATGCACCAAAAGATAAAGTTATAGAGTTTCTCTCTAAGGCAGAAGTGAAGATTGAAGAGGCACTTGATAGAGGTTTTGAAGACTTAAAAGAATACACAAATGCATTTCAACAAAAGATGCAAATGGGTAGAGAAGTAATTGCAGATCGTGGCATCTGGACTGCCAAGAAAAGATATATTCTCAATGTACACGACAACGAAGGCGTAAGACTCGCAGAACCAAAACTCAAAATGATGGGTATTGAAACTGCTAAGTCTTCAACTCCACAGTGGGTTCGTAAGAAACTAGAAAAGGCACTCAAAGTTGTGATGCAAGGCACAGAACATGAATTGTGGGAGTTCGTAGAGACTGCACGAAAAGAATTTAGAAATCTTCCAGTTGAAGATATTTCATCACCACGAGGTTGTAATAATCTACAACAGTATGCAGATTCCACAACAATCTATTCTAAAGGCACACCAATTCATGTTAGAGGTTCTTTGTTGTACAATCATATGTTAAAACAAAAGAACTTAGATATGAGATATGAGGTGATTAAGAATGGTGAAAAGATTCACTTTACATATCTTACTATGCCTAATCCTATCAATGAGAATGTTATATCTTTTATCAATGTTTTGCCTGCAGAGTTTGATCTTAAGAGATATGTAGATTATGATTTACAATTTGACAAGTCTTTTGTAGAACCATTAAAGGCAATTGTTAACTTGATTAACTGGAATGTAGAACCAGTTGCATCCCTCGATTCATTTTTCGCATGACAAAACAAGAACTAATAGAATTAATAAACAATCTTCATCCCGAAGATACAACAGGAGAACTAATTGGAATTTTTATCGGAAGACATGGGGAAGTTGTTACTACTGATTCTATTCGCATCGACATGGACGGTGGGAGAGTTATACTTGCACAAAAAGGTAGTGGAGAAGCAGAGACAAACAAAAGGAACTGGCAAAAGGAACTAGAATTTATTAGGAATAAAAAGAAATGAAACACTTGATACGATGGATGAAGATCAATGCCTTCATCAACTTATACCTAGGAATCATCCTCACAATGGTATTGATTGCACTTGTCGTTGACATTACACTAGATAGTTATTGGCACACCAACGACTTCAAAGAACTACTACTTGGCAAAGATGTGGCATCTACTGATTAGTATCAAGTTCTATGTGTATAGTGTGTTGGTTGCTCACATACTTGCACTCTTTTATATGTTCCCTACACCAATGTTATATCTCACAGCTCACTTGATTGCATGTTCTATTATTGCAACATACATATCACTCAAAGTTCAAATGGATGAAGTCATGGATTACTACATGCACAATGAGATTGACCTAAAACTAAAGGCTTCGGGTTATTACCTCACATAAATAAATGAGGGGTTAGACTTGCAGTTGGCAGTCTAACAAACTAATCCATATATGGAGTAATTATGAAGATAGTAATGTATATGTTACTATTTTCTGTGGTATTACTTCCTTCATGTGCCTCAGTTGGAGCAGTAATTGAAGGTGGTAAAGAGTTTACAACTGGTGTTGTTGACGGTGCGGTCAAAGGAACCAAAACCGTTGTCAATGCAGTTGCTGATGATGTAGTTTCAGTCGGTACATTGGCTGTTGATACTGCAACAGGTATCGTTGATAATGTTGCAGATGAAGTCGACAGACAGACAGACGAACTACAAGAGAAGCAACCTGAAAAAAAGTAGAGGAAGTCATTCCGACAGCAATGTTGCTTGAGGCAATGATGCTCTATTGTTCAGAGTTCCCACAGAAATGTAGAACTGCAAAGGGGAACTA